CAGAAATCTGGTTCTCGCCTGGGCGATTTCCGTCGCATGCTCTGAGAGCAGGGTGGCGAGGCTCGTGGCGTCCACGCCGGCGGGCAACCGTATCGACGGCTCCACCGGCTCGCCGGCGTTCGGTTCGTCCAACGCCCGCGCGGCGGCGAGAGCCGCGTCCGCCTCGTACGAGTCCACTATGGTCGTGGCATCCAAGCCCAACAGCCGGCGGGTCTCCGCACGCCCGTCGGCGGCCAGCGCCCCGTTCGCCTTGAACGCGCGGTGCAGTGATGCGGCGCGCACCTGATTCAGGTCGACGAGCGCGTCATGCTCCAACTGCTCGTAGGCGCTCGTCCACGCGTTGCGACCTGACTCCGCGTCGATGACGCCGGGGTCGGCGACGCGTTTCGAGACATCGAGCATCATGGCCACGGTCTCCATGTCGGACGTGGTGCCGAGCAGCAGGCCCGTGGCGGCGATGTCCGTCAAATGGGTTCCCCATGCCGTGCCGCCGTCGATGCGCCCGTCCGGCGATGGTTCGCCGCTTCCCGGCAGGTCGATGAAGAGCCGGTCTCCGATGATTCGCATGGTTCCTCCACTATTTCCTCAGGTATCCGAACATCGTGCACCAGATGTTGGTGCCGCCGCCGGGGAACATGCTGTAGCCGCCGACGTTCGCGGGCATCGACTGGACCATGATCTCGGCCCCACTGCTGCTCTCGTTGCAGGTGGCGCTGGTGCACAGAGCGTCGCCGGTGGCGTTGTTGACGCCGCCGACGATCTTGTAGCTGCCGTATCTCGGCGGCGTCCACGAGCCCTTGAACCGAAATACCATCCATGGGCTGATGTGGTGGATCCCATCCCAGTACATCGACTGAAATGTGCCTCTGGACGCATACCTTCCCAAGAACCCTCCCATGTACAGGTATCCGCTGTCGATGTCGGCTTGGATGCCGACTCGGCCATTGGGGTCCTGCGCGGCGAGCGTGGCGGTCGTGTCCCCGGTCTTGGGAGACCACAGAGTTAGGTAGGCGCGCCTTTTATTGTGATCGGGCGAGTCATAGTCCTGATCTGCGGCGAGGAACACGGTGCCGCCCTTGGTGGTGTTGTCGGAGCCCTTGCGTTCGCCGATTCTGGCGAACGCGCCGGGGTCGTGCTCCGCGCGGTGGCCGCCGTTGAACGTGAGCGCGCTGACTTCGCCTTCCTGCTGCGTGGTGGACTCGACCGCGATGTACGGGTGCATGTATGCATTGGTCCCGTGGAAGAACTGAATGCCCGAGCCATCCAGCTTGTCCGGGCCGTCGACCTCGTACTGTCGGAACGAGGGGCTTATCATCACCCTGCTGCCCGACAGGCCGGTCTGGAACGTGCCGGTCAGCAGGTTGTTCGCGCCCTCGCCGTCCAGGTGCACGGTCTGGTTGCGCCTGGAGTCCCACATGTCCAGCGCGTTGCCCTTCAGCTTCCAACCCGTGTTGTCGGCGGTGCTGGACTGGACGACCGGCGCGTTGATGACGGTGCTGGTCATGACTCCCGCGTTGACGGTGGGCGCGGTCAGGGTGCCGTTGGCGAGTATGCCGCCGTCCATCTTCAGGTTGCCGTTGGTGTCCAGCGCGAATTTCGCGTTGCCCGAGGAATCGTAGCCGACGAGTCCGCCGCTGGTGAGCTTGACGCCCCTGTTCGCGGCGCCCGTGGTCTGTATGATCGAGCCGGTGACGGTCACGCCGGAGAGCGTGCTGCCGCTGGTCAGCGAGCCCTTCATGGTCACGCTGCCGTCCATCGACCTCGCGTACAGGGTTATGCTCCCGTTGGCGTCCCTCAGCACGAGGCCGTCATCGTTCCACAGCATGCGCCCGTTCGTGGTCGTGATCGTCGAACCGGTGACCTGGCTGGCCTTCACGGTGCCGACGAGGGTCACGCTGCCGGTGGCCGAGTCCGCCGCCAGCGTGCTGGTGCCGGAGGCGTTCTTCAGAACGATTCCCGCGTCGTTGATGGTCAGCCCGCCGTTCGCGGTCCTGTAGACGGCGCTGGTGATCGTGCCGCCCGTGATGGTCGGCGCGCTCATGCTCGCGTCCGACACGATCGGCGCGTCCATGGTCAGCTGCCATTTGCCGCTCGAATCGCTGGCGAAGCTCAGCAGGTGCCGGTTGCGGTCGCTGAATATGATGCCCGAGTCGGTGATGGTCACGTTGCCGCCCTCGGTGCGGTACGTGCCGCCGACGATGGTGCGGCCGTGGAAGAACTCCGCGTCCACAAGCTGCGCGGTGATCGAGCCGGTGGCGATGATGTTGCTGGCGACGAGGTTGAACTCGTTCCACTGCGTGCCGTCGAACTGTCTCACGGCGGTGACGCGCGAGCTCAACGGCACGAGCACGCTCGCACTGTCGTTCGCCGCGCCCTCCCAATACGTGTAGAAGTCCGCCAGCAGTGAGGTGCTGTTGTTCGCCTCGCCGAGCCAACGGGTCCAGTATTTCTGGGTTACGAACCAGAAGTCGCCGGCCCTCACCGTGTTCGACTTGTCGTTGCGCGGGTCGTCGGGCCCCTTGAAGATGGAGTGCATGCCGTCGGCGGTCTTCTGCGCGTTGACCGCGTTGTCGTAGGCGTCCTGGGCCTTCTTCTCGGCCTCGGCCAGCGCCTTGTCGGTGGCGGCCTTGTTCGCGTTGATCGTCTTGTTCGCCGCCGCGAGGTCGTCCGACACCTTCTTGGTGGCGGCGTCCTGCGCCTTGTCCACTGAGGCCTGCGCGTTCTTGTTGTCGGTGATGGCCTGCGCGTTCTTCGACACGTCGGCCCTTATCGCCGCGTCGGCCTTGTCCTGCGCCTCCTTGTTCGCCTCGATCCGCGCGCCGGTCTCGGTGAGTTTTTTGTCGACCACGGCGACCTGCTGGGCCGCGTCGTTCTTCGCCGCCGCCAGAATCTGTTCGGCGCTCTTGTTCAGATCCTCCTGCGTGAGCACCGGGGCGACCTTGACGCTGGCACCCGCGCTCCACGCCGACTTGTTGCCGGAATGATCGACGCTCCTGAGCGCGAACCACCATGTGCTGTTCAGTTCAAGCCCGGTCACATGGCAGTAGCCGTCACGCTGCACGGAATCCCGGTATTTCCAGTTGCCGTTCGAATCGGAAATGCCGACCTCCACGTGGTCGAAGTCGAGCTCCATGCCGCCGCCGGCAGTGTTCCTGCCGTCCCACTGCACGTCCACCACACCCAATTTCGAGGTGAGTATCGGCTTGGACGGTATGCTCGGCGGCGTCACGTCACTGGCCACCAAAGCCACGACCACGTTCGACCAGTCGCCTAATTTGTCTGAATACGTTGGCACGGCCCTGACCCGGAACTCATAGCGCTGCCCGCATTCCAAACCGCCGATGCCCAACGTCAGCCGCTGCGCGTCAGTCACGCCACCGGAAACCCACGGCGCACCGGCAAGGTTCTTCCGATACTCCACGCGATAGCCCGAAATGTCGATGGCCGTGTCATCCGTGGCCTGCGAGACCGCAGCCCACTGCAAGGTAGCCAAACCCAACGCCGTACCACTGGAGGAGATATAGGCGTCCGTGGCCACGACCAAGCCGGTCACGGCCTTCGGCGTACGATGATCCTTCTCCGGAGCCGGGCGGCCACCCTCACTGCCCGCAAGAGTCGCACCGCCGGTGATGCCGGCGATCTTCTTGGCAGCTCGCACCTGCGAGTCGTACACCTTGTCGTTGAGCGTGATGCTGGCCTTGAGCCCGTTGGAGTCAAGCGAGACGGTGACCTGTTGGATTCGCACCTTCTCGCCATGCTGGACTGTGGGCGCGGTGATCCAGTCACCGGGCCGGTAATCGACCAATGGCAGGCTTTCCGCGTTGGTGACGAGCAGACTGCGGGTGTACTGGCCACGCACCCTCGCACTGCTGGCGAGGGTGGTCTGCATGAACGCCTTGGCGGTGGCCTCGTCGCTCACGCCGCCTTGGCTGACGTAGGATTCCCAGCCGCCCCACGGCGTGGGTGCCGCCGGATTCGACTCGCGGAATATGAGCCCGTTGTCGCCCTCCACGAGGATATCGGAGCTGAGGTCTTCGATGGATTCCTCTTCGGGGGCCTCGAGTATGTCGTGTGCCATGCTGATGTGCACGCGGCCCGACAGGTCACGGCTGAGACTGGTGCTGTCGGCGTTCCATATTCTGAGTGTGCGGCCTTCGGTGCGCCAGTCGATGGCGCCGCCGCCCACCATGCTCGAAAGCATGCTGTTCAACGATGTGCCGAGACTGTAGTAGAGCGTGTACACGTTCTTCCAGTTCGCGCCAGCCGCGTCCTTGCCGGTGTCGAAACCGGGGACGAGCACGAGGCCGGCTCCCTTGCGCGCCTTGTTCTCATCGAGAATCGTTCTGATGATGGTGCCGGGGTTCTTCGACAGGAACGCGCGCTTGCCCTTGTTGTCGCCGTCCGCTATCAGATGCGCGGTGTCGTTGTTCAGAATCTTGTTGGCCAGCCAGCCCATGCTCTGGCAGGTGAGCGTCACCGTGTCCGACACGTCTTCGGCGTTGCGGGAGCGGCCTATGAGCAGGTAGCGGCAGTTGTAGGGTTCGCTCCATGTTCCGCCGTCACTGACCTCGAGCCCGATCTCGAGCCCCTGTTCGAGGCCGCGTTTCAGGATTCCGCCGCCGACGGTACGACGGCTGTAGACGACCTTGAGTGCTCCGAGGTCGTTGTTGACGATGCTCGCGTCCCATGAGAGCGGTGCGGGCAGGTTGCCGAGCCTGCCGCCGTTGGGCAGGTAGGCGACGAGGCGGGCGTGCAGTGTCTTGACCATAAGGGGACTCCAGACGTTGAAAACCGGCGCGGAAATTGCATAGAAGGGGAATACGGGGTCTACCACCATGCGCGGCGCACGTGCACGAGCAATGGCTCGCCGCTGCCGGTGATCTTCGACGTGAGCCGGTAGCCGTTGTCCACCGGGTTCGGCCAGCATTGCAGCAGGCCGCCCGCCGGATAATCCAAGCCGCCGGTCACGTCCGTGCCAGATTGCGTCCACTGATGATCCGCCGTGGACTGCCATGCGAGGCAGTTGCCCACGTCCACATACGTGTAGGCGTTCGCGTTGGCCGCACCCTGCCAGATGACGCCCGTGTTCGACGTGGGGTCGGTGACCGAGGCGCTGCTCACGCCCTTGGGCAGCCGTATTATCGGATCGGTGACGGGCGCGTCACCGAACATGCCATCCGGTATGCCCGACGACAACGGGATCAGCAGCGACGGCGAATTGTTCGTCTCACCAATCCACATGGTCACGAAATCCGCCATGAGACTGGTCGAATCGTTCGCCGCGCCACTCCAGCGCGTCCAGTATTCCTGCCGCCATTGCACGGCTGACGGCCACAGCCAGTCCGTTGTGTTCGCCGCCACCTGACGGTCATACGCGACCGGATCGCGCCACCACACCTGGGGCATGGCGAGCACCGCCGTGAACGGGGTGAGCCTGTCCAGCACGGTGCCTCCGTCGTCGGCCTCCAGACTGGCGAGCTCCACGACGGCCTGCTGTCTCCGCCCGTTGACCCGACGGCCCAATGTCAGGCTTGGTGCCGTGCACAGGCGCGCCAGGCGGCTCGAATCCAAACCCGCGGCATCAGCGCGGCCCAATGCTCTCGCACGGAACGCGGTGACCTTGAGCGTCACGCTGCGTTCCTCGAACGATGGGGCGAAACCGGATGGTATCGTGCCATGCCGGAACGGGGCGCTGACCTTGCTGCGGGACACGGAGACCCCAGCGAACAGGGTGCTGCCCAACGTGACCCGGCAATACTGGGAGTCGAGGGCCACGCCGTTGAGCGCGTAATCGACACCGGCCATAAGCAACCCCCTTTAGATTCCGACCGTCAGCTTGTCGAGACTGTCGTTCGTGGCGAGTGGCCACGGGTCGGCCTGCGGATAGTAGTTGGTGATGTTCACGTTCGACGCGCCCGCTTGCGGTTGCATGGCGTCCGTGGACGGCGTGTACACCATGCGCCGGTTCATCGTGGCCGCGTCGTACGTGCGGTTGGCGGGCAGCAGGTCGTTGATGTCGGGCATGAGCCCGCCGATCATGCTGCCCATGGAGGCGTTCACATAGCGTGCGGAAGCGTCGATGCCGTTGGCGAGGCCAAGGCCCATCATCATGCCGATCTGGTCGCGGAACAGGCGTGAGGGGGAGTGGATGCCGAGCATGCGCTTCACGTTGGCGATGGCGGCATTCATGCCGCCGAGAATCGCCGAGCCGACCCGGCCCATGCTGCCCATGATGCCGCTGACGATGCCCTCGACGATGTTGCGTCCGATGGACACCACACGGCCCGGTATCGAGGCGAGCGTGTTGACGATGTTGCTCAAAAACTGTCGTCCGGCGTTGAGCGCGCCCTGCCCCATCTGACCGGCGAAGGCCCCGACGTTCGATATCACGCCGCGCAGGTAGGCGGCGATGCATCCGGGCAGCTGAGATACGAACTGGATCACATTCCGTATGAAACTGCTGCCGGCCTGCGCCGCGTTCGACGCCATCTGTCCTGCCCAGTTGGCCGCGCCGGTCAGCACGTTCACGAGGAACGCCCATATCCTGCCGGGCAATTGGGAAATGAACGTGGCCATGTTGTTGAGGAACTGGCTTCCGGCCTCGCTGGCCTTGCCGGCCATCTGCGCCACCCAATTGGCCGTGTTCGTGACGGTGGCCCCCAGCCAGTTCCAGATATTGCCTGGCAGCTGGGATATAAACGTGCCCGCGTTCTGCACGAACTGTGTGCCAGCGTCGATGGCCTTCTGACCCATAAGCGCGACCCATGCGACCACGAACGTGATCGAATAGGACAGCCAGTAGGCAATCGTCTCAGGCAAGTGCGTGATGAAGTACACGACGTTCTGCACGAACTGGTTCCCGGCGGTCCACGCGGATTGCGCGAGACAGGTGGCCCATTCGCCCACAGCCGTGAGCAGGTTCGACAATGCGCTGCCGATACGTTCCGGCAGCCGCTGAAACCATTGGACGACGGACTGGAACGCATTGGGAAGCGTCTGCGTGAAGAAGTTCGCGATGTTCTGGCCGAGACTGGTGACGGCATCGACCGTCTTCTGCCATGCAGAGGAGACGAACGACGTGAACGCCGCCCACGCCTTGCGACCCGTCTCAGTCTGCGTGAAGAACCAGACCAGTGCGGCGACCAGCGCCGATATCGCGGTGACGACCAGCATGATTGGGTTCGCGTTCATAGCCGCGTTCACCAGCCACTGCTTTGCGGCGGCGACGGTGTCAGCGAGGCTGAACGCCTTGATGAAGCCGACCACGGTCGTGATGATCGAGAACAGCTTGAACGCGCCATATCCCGCCATGACCGCGACCGCGAGCGCCTGCATCCAGTCGGCGTTCTGCTGGACGAACGTGCCGACCGACTGGAGCATGCCGCCGATGCTGCCCAGAATATTGGAGAGCTGCTGGGCGGCCCCGCCGGCACTGTACGCGCCGCCGGTGAGGCCGAGCAGGCTGCCGATGACGCCGGCGAACGGGCCGACGACCGAACCGACCGCGCCGGCGATGCTTTTCACCCCGTTGGCGAACGTCTGCACGCCCTCGGTTTTCATGAGCGCGCCCGTGAAGTCGTTCACCCACTGCATCGCCTTGCCGATGCCGTCGCCCAACGCAGTGACCGCTCCGGTGATGTACGGTTTGACGGTGTTGACGATGTTCGCCGCACCGTCCACGATGGTGGCCTCGAGATTGCCGAACGCGCCCTCGAACGTCTGCGTGCTTTCCGCCGCCTTGATGGCACCGTCGTTCATGCCCAGTTGCATGAGCGCGTCGTTGAACTCCTGCGAGGTGATCTCGCCTTTTGCCATCGCGTCGCGGAAGTTGCCAGTGTACGCGCCGTTCTTGAGCATCGCCTCCTGGAGCTTGCCCGAAGCGCCTGGGATCGCGTCGGCCAGCTGGTTCCAGTTCTCCGTGGTCAGCTTGCCTGCGCCGGCGGTCTGGGTGAGCATCATCGCGACGCTTTTGAACGTTTCGCTGTTGCCGCCCGCGACCGCGTTCAGGTTGCCGGCCGCTTCGGCGAGCTTGTCGTAGTTCGGCACGCCGTTGGCGGCCAGCTGGGCGGTGGTGTTGCGGATGTCGTCGATGCCGTAGACGGTCTTGTTCGCGTACTCCTGCGTGGACGTGGTCAGTTTCTTGATCTGGTCGGCCCCGACGCCGGCGAAGTCCAGTGTCTGTGCGAACTTCTGGGTCGAATCCGATGCGTCGAGGATCTGCCCGGACAGGCCGGAGAACACGCCGATGACCTTCGTGGCGATGCTGGATGCGGCGCCGCTGATCACGCCGAGCTTCGCGGAGAATCCCCTGGAGAAGCCGCCGCCGGCGGTGTCGCCGGCTTTCTGGCCGACCGATTTGGATGGCCCGTCGAACGCGCTTTCGATGGCCTTGCCCACGCCCTTCATGCTGGGCACGATCTGCACGTACGCCTGGGCCAGCTGGTATGCCATGACCATGCCTCTCTATTCAGTTATTCACTCGTTGTGGGTGAAGGGTTTCGTCTCCACGTCCGTGAAGTCGCGGCTCATGAACTCGTCGAGCTGTTCGATGGTCAGGGCCATGGGCTTGATGGTGCGCGTCCTGCGCGTTGCTTCCCCGGAGTCCTCCGGATTGGAGGGGTTCGCGACGGCATGGCCGCTTCCGTTGCCGGGTCGTGGCAGCGGTTCGGGTTGTGGGCCGCGTTTCTTCGGGTCGGCGTTGCCCCACATCCACATGTTCATCTGGTCGATCCGCGCGGCCATCAGATACTGGTCGAGCGTCCAGGCGGCCGGAACGTCCAGCCTCTGCCACACCAGTGAGCCCGCAGGCAGGTTCACCGCCAGCGCTGCCGCTTCCAATGGATCCAGCTCATAGACGCTAAGCCCGTATACGCGCCGCATGTCCGCCGCCAACTGGTCGGGGCAGGCATGCAGCAGGTATACGAGCGTCAGGAGTTTGGGGATTCCTCGTTCAGACGCGCGAACAGTTCCTGCAGGAACTCGCCCATGGCGTCTCCGGTGATGCGTCCGGTTTCGGGGTCGCGCAGACGGTTCTTGATGCGCCCGTAGTCCTTGGCTGAGAACATGCCGCGCAGGAACGGTACCACGCTCAGCGCATTGTTCTGTGGGTCGGACTGGAGGTCGTAGAGGGATTCCATGAGCTCCCAGTCGTTGAGCTTGGCCGGGTCCAGTGTCAGGACGAGCCCTTTGACGGTGACGGTGCGCGGCTTGCCCTGCGCGGGCCTGTGATCCTGCGGACGGCTGCCGGGAACATTGTTGGCGGGGTTGCCGGAACGGTGGCGGTTTCGTGACATGATGACTTCTCCAAAAGACTAGTGAAAACGACTTCCACGGTTGAACGAAGAAAAGGTTCCCGCGTCGTGGGAAGTCGTTCGAAGCGCGACGCGGGAAGAACCGTCATTCGGCGGCCGGAACCTCTTCGGCGGTTTCGGCGTTCTCGTCGCCGTTGGCCGGGTCGACGACCTTGCCGAGCAGGGCCTCGGTGACGGCGGCGATCTCGCTGACAGCCGTGGCCCTGCCGATGTATTCGATGGCGGTGACCCCGTTGCCCATGTCGTTTGCGGACACGGTGACGTCGTACACCTGCGCGTCGCCGGCATGCACCTGGCGGTCGCCGAACTCGGCGCGCGTGCCGTTGCCGATCACGAGGCGGTCCTTCACATTGCCGCTCATCGCGATTTCGAACACGAGCACGAAGTCCTCGTCGGAGCGCATCTGGTGCTTGATGGTCATGCTCTTATCCGTGCCGGTGACCGCGTCCGAGTTGTAGCGCATCTTGGCGGCCTCGGCGCGCAGCACCTCCAGCAGCGCGAACTGGTAGGACTCGGCGTAGCTGGTGATGACCTTCATCACGGTCGTGCCGTTGGCGTCCTTGATCTCGGTGGTGTCGGTGTCGGTCGTGTTGGTCAGACCGTCCTCGGACAGGTAGCCGAGCAGCTTGAACGCGGAGGGCAATGCGGTGGCGGAGCCGGTGGGCAGTGTGGTGCCGGCTGGTGCCCAGTAGGCGTAGCCGCCGACCTTGAACTTGCCCAGCGACACCATGGTGGAATCGTTGGTTGTGGAACCAGCCATGATTTAGACCTTTCGTTAGTCGTCTGATTTGACGGTGAGTTGTATGAGTATCTGGTAGCGGGGCCGGCCGTCGGGCATGGGGAAATGCGTGCGGCCGGCGATGTCGATGTCGGCGACCTCGGGCAACTCCGTTATGCGTTTGAGGCGGGGGAGTATGAGTTTCGCCGCAGCCTCGGAGACCAGCCAGCGCGACTCACCCCACACCTGCACCGCGATAAGCGGCAGGCTGCGGAACCGTTCGTCCGAGCCTCCCACCTGTTCGACGGTGACGAACGGCAGCGGGTGCGTGGCCGATGATCCGGCGGGCACGTCGAAACTGGCCGGATATTCGGCCTTGATCGTCGGGTCCGCGTTGAGCCAGTCCATGACGAGTTTTTCAGCGTTCACGGCCATCAGCCGCCACCTCCCAACGCCTTGGCCAACGTGTTGTGGGCCGCGTTATCGAAGCGCGCGGCGATGTTCTCCGTGTGCACGAGCGCGGTGGCTCCCTTGGGGTTGGCCTGAGGGCCCAACGCCGTGTACAGGGGCTGGCCCGCATGTGTGGGCGAGCCCATGGCGTTCGCCCTCGCCGCGAGCTTCCGAGCCTCGCCTATGGCGGCCTTGGAACCCTCGTTGCGCCGGTATGCCTGAAACGCCGAATAATTCAGTTTCACCATCTTGACCATGGTTATCCCTCCGTGTCGGTGACTTCGACCTTGAGGTTCCATGCGGTCGGCTTCATGCCGCCGTCCAAAGGCCTCGGGTCTCCGACCACCTTGTAGTCATGGGAATCGATGCGCACCATCGCCCCGCGCAGACTCCGGTATGCGTAGCTGCGGGGGAAGAAGCAGGTGAATGCAACGGTCACGCCGTCAGGTCGAATCGAGTCGGTGGCGTTGCTCATCGCGCCGGGCGAGACAAGCACGTTGCCAACCGACTCGATATCAACCTTGGTGACTGGCGAGCCGCCGGGGTCTGTCCCACCGGTGGACGTGTAGCGCAGCACCTTCACGGTCTCGCCCCTCATGACGCCTCCCCGCTCGACAGGTCGACGCTGTAAAAGCGTTGGCCGGTGAGCCCAAGCGCCTTCTTCTGTCCCTTGGACAGATAGAATTCGCCGCGAGGATTCGAGAAGGTCATCGACTGAGTGAAACTGCCCGCCGTGAGACTGAGATTGCTGGCACCGGTCGTATCGAAACCGGCACCCTCGGTCTGCATGTCGGACGAGATCACATCCTTGGCGAGCTCGCAGGCGATGCGTTCCAACGTGGCGGATGCGATATCGCGCCATCCGGGACACTGCTCGCGAATGAACTGCGATGCATCAGCCAGCCGCTGGTCAACATAATCCGGGTCGTCCGGCATCTGCTTCCAGCGTTTGGACAATTCCGTGTGGGTGGCGAATGGGTTTTCTTCCGTTTCGTCGGCCATAACACACCTCCCCACGTCAGGCGGCGATGACACCGATCGCGCGCAACTGGGTGAGGATGCTGTTGACCTTCGTGGCGATGGTCGCCGCATCCGCGGAGGCTGCGAGGTCCGGAATCGCGGCACCCTTCTTGACGCCACCCAACGCCGCAGCCGTGGCTGCGGGAAGCGTGTAGGCTGGGGGGAATGGCGGGCTTTTTCACAAGGCGGTGTT